CCACGGGCCGGCCCCTGTGGCCGCCAGCAGGAAATCCAATCCCTGGAAGGTGACGAAGCCTTGATTCAGTGAATTGGTGAACTTCTTCATTTTGTCATCGGTTTGGCCCAGAGAGTTGCCGAAGATTGCGAGGCCTCCACTGACAGCGCCAATTGCATCCCTTGATTCTCGGAAAAGGAAATTCTGTTCGCGGCTCTCACCTCGCTGCTTCCGGATGAAGCCGGCTAAGCGGTCGGTTTCCTCGCTGTACTTTCTGGTCCGGTTAATGACATCCTGCGTCGAATTGTTGATCTCTCTATTGCCATCGAGGACATTCTTCTTGAACCTCTGGAAGACCAGAGACCCTTTATCGTCGACGCCTATGCCATATTTAAATTCCTTCTCGCTTGCCATTAATTATCGTACAAACGAAATGTCGAGGAGAGATAGAATTGAAGCTGATTTATCAGTATGCCTGGAAATCGCTCTATGATCCGATTCTCGATGGCCTGAATAATCCGATTTGAACCGAACATCTCAGCGACCGATATCGTAAAAGTCTCCCCAATCGGCAGGCGACTCTTCCCTTTTCTTTTGAAAACGCCGATGTGTCCACCCCCCATCTGGGTGATGAATGCATTTTTGGCTAAGCTCCGGCCACCCTTCTTGATTCTCAGTATGACCCCACCTTTTCGCCCCACCTTTTGATTCGGGGCAAACATGATTCGGGGCAAATGCCTCCCTCGGACGTTGATGTTGACGCGGAGATTGCTGATTGAAGCTGGAGTAACGTGGATGCCTTTATCCACTTCTGACCGACTGATATTGTAGGTTTCGCGGACCAGTCGGTTGCCGAGCGTTTCTGCTTGGTCGGCGACTTTTATCAGCGAACGGAGGATCACCTTTCGATATCCTTCTTCGTCGAGATCGATCTGCATAACCGATGGTATGGTGAAGGAGGACATCATTTCTGCTTTTTCGGTTTTATCTCCGAAACAATCCTATCATGAAGATCGATAAGCTCTTTTAAGATAGGCGGCATCTGATTCCATTCCGTGAGCGTGATGGTAAAGAGACCTTTTCGCCACATTCGCAGCGAATTGATGAACGGAAACCATTCCTGGAGCGCTTCGTTGAACTGATCAATGGTGACATCTTTGCCATTCTCATCCTGGTATTGAATGTGCCCGCCCTTCAGCACATCGGGATCAGCGAGCGCATAAAGGGCGTAACTCAGTTTTTTTCAGTGTCCTTCGTCTCAAAATTGAGATCGATAGCTGCGTTGGAGATCTTCATCAGCGCATCCTCAGAGAGATAGTTCAAACATCCCTCGGAAAGCACTATCTTTTTCCCTACGCCGGGGAGATATATCTCCTCGGTTTCATATTTGATGGGATTGCCTTTCGCATCGTTGAGCAAGACCCATTCCTTGACAGCGTGACGAACAATTCTCACCCTGTCGGAAAAGGTGATCACATTCGTCTTCATCTGGTCGAGGATATGAGCTCTGGAAAGGGTATCGATCATCCCTACGATGACGATAGGAGAGTGCTCGGATTTGTCGAGCTTCACTTCCTTGCGGGCATCGATATCGAGTATTGTTATCATGTGATCCGCTCCTTGTGAATTGTTAGGTTTGTACGTAGCTCAGCCAGTCATCGCCAGAGTTGCCGTTGAACTGCAACGGAATCTGGAAGTCCAGGAAATTGTCCCTGTTCTGATACTGGACGTCATTGTACTGCGACTTCGGCGTGGTGATGGTGTGAATGTTGCCCGCGACCGATCCGATCGCGATCGAGGAAGAGGCCTCGGCGCTCGTCATAAGCTTATTGAAGAAATTGTGCGTCGCGACCGATTCAGCCTCCAACTGGACCGATCCTTTGGGATCTCTGTCTGTGATGACGAAGCCCTTGATGCCTGTGGCGCTCGCCGCATCCTGCCGGCGCGATACCTTGTTGCCGAAGTCGAGCTCAAACTTCGTGATGATCGCCGAGAAGCCCTGGATGCTCACAGTGGCGCCGAAAATAATTGGGGGCGCGACGTTCACGATCGTCGGGGTCGGTACGGCGACATCTGTCGGGTCGGCATAGACGCCCTGGAACTCGAACTCCCAGAAGCCGTATTTGCCTTCTTCGAGCATGAGCTTGACATTGCCCAGGCATCCCGAAACGATATGCTTCAGGCCGTCTTTGTAGATCTCCATCGTCACCGATTTGCCGGGGCCGAAGTAATTCGCCGAAGCCGGCGATGAGGTCGGTGCATAGGTGATCGTGGTGGAGGCGACCGAGACCGAGGTCACACCGCACGCCTGGAGTGCAGCATCCAAGCCCACATAGCCGGCGATCGTCGCATCCCCTCGGGTGCCGGATCCGACCAGCTCCTTCTTGAAGCTCACCTTGCAATAGCGCTCACCCACGACATGGGAGAGCTTATCGAGTGAGGCCCGCCGGTAATCTCTTATCAGGAGCTCCTTCTCCACCGTCAGGGTGACGTCTTCGACCAGGATATAGTCTGTCGAGGTCGACGGGACGACCGGCGTCCCTTGCGTCGACTCCTGCTTGATGCCGATCGCTTGCTTTTTGAATAGTTTCATGGTTATGCCTCTTCATCGTTTGATAAAATCGGTTTAGCAGGCGGTTCGAGCTTCTTTTTGACCGGCTCCTGGTTGGGCTCGACCCTGACCGGCACATACTTGCCGTCGGAACCGACCGTGCAGAGAACGCCGTCGCCTCTACGCACGGTCATCGTAATTGCTTTGCCTTCTTCCATAGCCTATCCCCCCGCGACGAACAGGGTGAGCTCGACCTGGAAATTGCCGCCGATGTCGACCGGATTGCCGGCCGCATCGAAGGTCTCCAGCTGGATCATCATGGTATCAATGACGCCGGCGCGGTAGGTTTTGACCGCAGAATTGAGGCCGAAGGAGGCGAGTATCACCTTGCCATTATCATCACCGGTCCCGAGCTCGTCACCGGTCATGAAACGGTACTTGCCGGTCGCATCGCGCGCGGGGAGATACTCATCCCCCGTGAAGCCGAGTGAGATGTAGTTATCGCCGAATGCCTTCAGGAGCTCCGGAGCCCCGATTCCTTCCTGCTTGAAATTGCCGTAGATCTTGAGGATCATTGCTGGTTTCCTTCCCTTAAAAAAATGCTTGGTTACTCTTCTGCCCACTTCGTGGTCCGATATTCGATCATGATCGTGAGCTTGGCGCCGGTGACGATATTTGTTTTTTGATCGATGGTGATCGAGCTACCAGCGAAATCGGTGTAATTCGCGGCGCCACCGAATGTGATATCACTCCCGATCGCTTTTTCGATATCGGCTAAGCCGCGGCGGGCCGCCTGAATGCTCAGGGATCCTTCCTTGAGCAGCAGCTCGATCGTCACCCGCAAGTTGCGGTCCATCAAGGGCGGATTGCCGGCGAACTCTGTGCCTTTGGTCTCTTCATTGTCGAAGACGTTCAGCGCCGGGAGTTCCGGATCCTCGAGGATCGTCGTTCGGTACTCGAAGACATGCGATCTGATATCCGTATAATAGCCTGGTGCGACGATCGTCTTCAGACGCTCAATCAGCCGGATCATTATGATATCGCGCTTCAGGGCCATGGAATTAATCGAGAGTCAGATGAAGAATGGTGAGTCCGCTCGCATCGGGTTCAACCTTCGCGATTTTATACGTCACCCCGGCCAGGGTCAGCGTCGCCTTGTTGTTTACAGTCGGCACGTCGGATGTCCGCACGGTTGCTTTCGTATCCCGGTTCTGCACGGTGACGCTCTCGATGGCGCTATCTTGTTGAGCCCAATCGAAGACGACCTGGATGGTGCTTACTTCTCCATCCGGGTCGGTGTAGCTGGCATCTTCGCCGAACTCAACGAAATATTCATCGAGCGGGAACTCAGCAGCCTTCACGGCTTCCAGACGATCTTATCGACATAGGTCCCGGATGTCACCCCATTGACAGCGCTGCCGTAGATCTTGATCACCCGGATCTGACCTGTCAGCCCCGGGACAAGATCTGTCGTCGTCGATCGGAGGATGATCTCACGTTTTTTGGGCGCGAGGGCCGTATGCGTTGTGACTCCCCCGCTCGTCTCATTGAGCGTATCCCTTTTGATAATCGCCCAGGAGTCGTTCGCATCGGCCCGGTACTGGACGTTTGTGATGACATTCACCGAATCGTTGTAGAGCGATTCGAGCTGGATGAACGTCGCACCCGCGACCTTGACGCCGGTGCCGGCGATGGCACCTGATGGGATCGTATCGACCTGCAGGTTCGCATAGGCCTTCGCGCTCGACCCGGAGAGCGTCTTGTAATTGGTGATATACGTCGCATTGGGATCGAGCGGGATCTGCGCCTCTGCAATCAGAGGCAAGAAGAGCGCGATCGCCAACAGGGCGAAGAGAAAGATTTTGCTTTTCATATGGATGGTCCTTTGCATTATTCGTGCAGAGTGAGAAAAATGAAACGGGTTATTTGTCTTTCGCAGCCGGCTTCGTTTTGGCAGCGGGCGCCGTCCATTTCAGATCCACTGTCGCGCGGTTGGAATGCACCATGATGTTCGCATCGTCGAGCTCGAGGTCTTTGCCAATCTCTAAGACGGTCCCTGCAGGAGTGTGTTTTCCTTCGACGCCGACATTATGGGTCGTCATTATCTTGTCGCCTTTTTCCAGCTTTCCGTTTTTCATATCAGCTCCTTGTTTATGAATGCCGCCTGCTCGGATGAGCGAGGCGGCATTGGTTGTCGTTAAAACGTGAATTGTCGAATCGCGCCGATTTAGGTGAAGCTCGGCGTGATGGCCTGTGACACTGCCTGGCGTACTGCGACGTCCACCGAGATGAAGGCGATCGTGCGGACCGTGCCGGCGATACCGCCGGTGAAGGGATCCACCAGAACGTCCAGGACGCCCCATTCGCCGACCAGGACCTGAGATCCATCGCCGAAGAAGATGTATCCATCGGAGATCTGGTTGCTCATCAGTACCGGATAGCCGTTCATTTCGTTGTTCTGCACAACGAACACCGGATAGCCGGAGGCCGCTATCGGACGCGTCTTTAAGGCGCCGCGGGTCGTCGCATTCATGACGTAGGCCATCGTATCGACATCGGCGTCGGCTTTCGCGACGTCGGTTTCGAGCAATACGGCGGTCGCGAAGCCGAAATCGGCCCCATCTTCGGAGCCGATCGAGGTGACGTTCGCGATGCCTTTGGGTTCGTTGGAAGCTCCGGCACCGTGGAAGACCGCTTTATCGACGCCCAGGGCGACGACTTTCGTCAGATCGGCGAGCACAAGCATATCGACGGCGGGGGTCGACTGCAGGAGCAGCTGACGCGCGAAATCGACATAACCTCCGCCTGATTTCGGGGAGAGCGTGACCTGGCCGAAGGTCGGGGCGCTTTCCGTGAGGTTGTTGTTCTCAGCGACCCAGTAGAAGGTCGATGCGCCGGTTTGTTTCGGGAATGCCACATTGCCGACCAATCCCGGCATGAACTGTGCGCCGTATTTCTGCGCAACGAGCCGATGACGCAGGAGCTCGATGAAGGATCCCGCAATAAGGTTTGTCGCGACGAGATTTCCGCCGGCGGTCGCGCTTCCAACCGTGAGGTCGCGTTTGAAGGTGGTCTTGATTCCATACGCCTGCGCCATGCGGTCGATTTCGCGCTGGAATCCGATCGGGATGACCTGATTTGCAACCTGGATATCGTGGGGGACATACAGGCCTTTCGCAGCGCGCCCGAGCTTCTCCTGGATGGTCTTAGAGCATTCGCGCTCGAAGCCCGCCTTCTCCTCGTTGCCGGGGAGTTGGGTCAGGATCATCTTCCTGAGCGAGTACTTTTTCTTATCGCGCTCGGAAAGATCGAGCTCCGTATCCGGATGCTCAAGCGACTTCGTATCGTTGACGCTCCGGTAGACATGGTCCCGGAAGGTCTCGGTGGTAATCTTGAGCTCGAGGGCATCCTTGACGATGTCTTCCATCTTGATATTGCCCTTGATGCGGTCCTTGAACCGCTCGCCGATCGAGATGATCTGAGCTTTGCGCTCGCCTTCCATCTGATCGAGCTGCGCCTGGCTCAGCGCCGGTGCCGCCGGAGCTGCTGCCGCTGGTGCTACTGTCGTGGGTTCCATAGAATGTTGCCTTTCTTGATTTGGTGAATCAGTCCGTTCGTTTATTTTTTTCAATAATTCCTTGATCTCATCGGGTTTTTCACGGTCGTAGAACTCGAGGTTGCGCCCGGCGCCGACGCTCGTATCGGCCGGCATCGAGACGCTGGAGCCCTCGATCGGCTCCCAATCGAAGATGTCGTAGACCGGGACGCCTTCACGCAATGCTATCTCCTTGATCCCTTCGCTCATCGCTTCGGGTTTCATCTCCTGCATCTGGTGGATCTCGTAGCCGATGGAGGTTTCCTTGCGGATCCCGTCCAGGTGATCCTGCCAGAGATCTTCCCCTGCAGCGGAACGGGAAAATTTCACATCACCCCTGATGCACCGGTCACTGTCCAGCGTACAAGGTTCAATCCGGCCTCTCTGGTCTCTCGGGTTGTGGTCGGCGAGATAGGGCATTCCCATATCCATGCGGCCGCGCCTGACAGCGTCGGGAGTGCAGCGAAGGACTTCGATCCCCCACCAGCGCACGACCGGGGTCTCACTGGCAAACGACATGCGGATCGTGCGGCTGTCCTTGTTGATGGCATCGGCGGGGATCTGGACGGAGCGGAAATGTTTCTTGCCGATGAGATGATCGCGGAGTTCGGGTTTCATGCGGCTTCCTTCAAATGACCGTTGTTCTTGACTTTGAGGATCCTTAATGCTTCCTGCAGCACCTCCAGCTCCTTCTTTTGCTTGGTATCGGCAGGAGGATTCTCCTCATCGGTAATCGTTGTATCTTCGCCGGCTTTTGTCGGGGTGAGCTTCAGATCAGCGAGGTTCATCTCAAGGCCCAGCGATTTTGCCAGATCCATCGCTTCCTTGATGCTTCGCAGGGTTTCTTCATAATCCTTCCCTTGCTCATCGGAGGCCGTGTAGGGATCGTTGAGTCCGGAAGAGATTTCAAGAATCTTGGCGGTGATATCTTTCAGCGGATCGACCCATGCCCAGCGCCGGCCGATGAAGAGAGGTTTGTTGAACTTGTCAAACTTGATATTGGGTAGATTGATCGCGCCCGAGATAAGCGCATAGTCGAGCCAATCGGTGAAGACGGGTTTTAGAAAATTGTCGATGAACCAGCGTTGAATCGATTTCCAGTTCTCGCGTTCATCGAGGAAGCCTGCACGGATGGAAGAAAAGTTCACGCCCTCGAGATCGTTCGCCAGAGCATTGTAGCTCACATTCAGTCCGCTTGCGATCGCTCGGCGCATCGCCTTAACGAACATATCATGCATGGCCTCCGGATACTGAGGCGTGAAGCCATTGAACGTTTGGCCGCGCCCGAGCTGACCGATCCATCCCGGCTCGACGCTTTCAATGATGTCGCCTTGCTCATTCTGGTCATCAGCGTCATATTGTTTCTCCGGCGCATTCACATCGGTTTCGATGAAACCCATCTTAGCAGCCGAGACGCGAGCATTCCAGAGAGCGGCTTCCTCCCATTTATCGCAGTCGCGCATCCGGATCATGACAGGTGCGAGCCAGGGAACGCCGCGCGACTGGAACGCGTGGTCACGCATAAAGCCGTGATAGATTTCGGCGGCCGAGATGCGTTCGGTATCGCGGGAGAACTGGTAGTTCGCGTAGACTTCGAGGGCGGGATCGATCTTCGTGAGATGATAGGCGACGGGTTTGCGCCATGAATCCGATTCGACGCCCATGCGGGTGATGTTGCCATTGCCTTCGGTGCGGTTGACGAGATGATTCAGAAACTCCGGCTGCAGCAGCTGCAGCTGGAAGCCGAAGGCCGAGCTCTTCTTGGCAATCTGGCGGAGAAGGAACTCTCCATCTCTGACAGCGTGGGTGAGGACCGTATTGCAGACATCGCGGAAGGTGAGGTCACCGGCTATCGTGCAATTCTTCTTCTCGCACCAAAGCTTCCATGCCTCCTCGATCCTGTCGTTCGCGAGCTTGTCCGGTGTACCATCGGGGTTGGTGACCTTCATCTGAAGATTGAAGCCGTCGGGACCGACGACGTTCATGAGGACCATGTTCATATAGCGTTTCGCGAATGCCTCATCGCGCATCAGCTGGCGCGAGCGGGATCGGAGCGCGGGAAGGGAGAAGCGGATCTCCTGATCATGAGATGTCTGGTAGGTATCCCAGTCAGCATTCAGGCGG